GAGTTGTTTCTCGTCCGTCGTGTTTGCGTCCATGAGTTCAATCAACTGCCCAGCAGTCAACTCGTCCGTGAACACCGTCGGAATCCACCACTTGCCCCCGGCTTTGAACTTTCGCTTGTAACCCAACGCAGGCAATGCGTTCCACTCGCTGATAATAGCCTTGTAACGCTTTAGGACGGTCTTGGCGGGCATTTCTCTTACGAGCGATATATCGACCCCCTCAACGATTGCAACGACCCCTGCTCGCTTGTCGTAGTCCCCAAGGACGCTTGAAAACTCAATGGCTCCGATACGCTGGAACTGGTCGATGGTGAGGTCTTGGAGTTTCATGGGTCAGTAGTTTATGTAGTAGCCGTACACCGCATCCCCAACGAGCAATTTCAGTTCGGGGTATCTCAACGCCATCACTTCGGGGGTCAGGTCGGGTTGCCAATGCGTTTCGTACACATTCCCTTCCCATTCGCCCTGCCTGTACATATAAGGCACGGCAATCATGACCCTCTTGCCCTTCATTCGGGTAAGCAGGTCCCTCGCCTCGTTAAAGGTTAAATGCTCAAAGACATCGCCCATAATCAGGTAGGTGTAGGCCGAAAAATCAAATTCACGAATATCCCCAATATGCAGGGTTTGGTAAAGGTCCTGCAAACCGAATCGGCTGACATACGGCTCATGAATCTCGATGCCGTCCATCTTGATTTCGGGAAGCAGCAGGGCGTAAGTTCCGCAACCGCATCCAATGTCAAGCACCCGGTCGGATTCGGTTAGAACCGAGCGGATATGGTTGGCAACGAAGTCCTTATGGAACGGGTGTGAGTATGGCATATTATCCGATTTGAAGTCCATCGGCTATCTTCTTGGCCGTGCTGGAGTGGTTTGCTTTGTCAAGGTATTGCCGGAACTCCCAATCCGAGTTCATCTCAACGGGTGTGATATAGTAGGGCAGATGCCTGACCTCGTAGGGGGTCATCGTCCTCGCACCGCTAATGCAGACCTGATAGGTGTCGGCATGGTAGAAGGCGAAGGTCGTATCAACTGGAGCCAAGCGAAGGTTGCCATAGGTCGGTTGCTTGTGGTAGCGATGTTCAGCAGGTTGGAAGAATAGGGCGTTTTCGGGAACATCGTCAACACGAATGCCAAGGCCAATCTTGTCCTTGACGTTGAACTGCACTCCGTTAAAGTCCTTGGCTTCTTCGTCTCGGTAGATGTAGGGGTAGGAAGGCGAATCGTACCAAAGTTCACGCATCCGTACGATGGTGTCGTCAGGGCAAGCCGAAAGGTCAAGGTCGGGGTCGGTTACGATGTAATCGGGGTAGCCAAAGTCATTCCTAAGTCTTTTGTCAACCCCAAGCCTCCATGCCACAAGATGTCCCAAGTTCTGCCCGGTACGGACCACCGAAACGTCCTCGTTACCTTTGAGCGATTCGTACCACTCCAAGGTAGGGCCGTAAGTTGAACCGTTGTCAATGATAATGATAGGACCGCATTCCTTCATCCGTTGCAGTTCCTTGACCATTGCCTTGGGCCAAGTGAAAAGATTAAAGTTGGTAATGAGGATAGGGACCTTCATGCTAAAACGTGATTACAAACTTTTCGGGACCCGGCCATCCGGGATTGGTGTCGTGGACCTTGGTGTCGGGTTTCTTGCCAATCCAATGTTCGGCCTGCCAGCGTTGCTTGCGTTCCGGCTCACCCAGTTCCTTGATGTGGGACGACTTGGCCCACCAATAAGTACCGCCAAAGTAGGGGTAGCCTTCCGGGTTGTTGTGGTCAGCCATGTGAGGGAACTGCTCCTTGGTAATCCAATGACATCCGACCGCATCGACTCCTTCGAGCAGTTGCAGGCAGCGTTCCCATGCAACCACGTTGAAGAAGGTCATGCTGCGATTCCAAAGTTGGTTGATGAGGGACGGGTCGCTTGCCCCCTTCGTGTGGGCGTACAGGTAGACGGCTTCCTCTTCCTGACTCGCCTTGTACATCTCGGTAAGCGTCGCCTGCTCCCAAGCGTTGGTTCGGGTAACCACGACCTTGACCTTATCGGCCACCATCGAGTTCTCCAGCACCTCCTTGACCGCTTTGCGTTGCTCTGGTGGACCGACGATGCCTACACGGATTTCGTCCAAGACATTGATGAGGCCGTAATTGCACACGGCCATCATGTGTTGATTCAGGATTAACTGCCAATTCCCTCCGCAGTAGATGTGGTAGTAGTGAACGACTTTCATAAGGTCCAAAGGAGGGTTAGAAGGGTGATGATAAAGAAAACGGCTGCAAGCGTCTTCCCGATTTCGATTAGCAGGTCAAGGATGCGTTCGGGGTTCATTTAAGCAGCAAGTCTATTCTTTCGTCTAAAACGGTGTGATAAGTTTTCATTGATTGATATTGAACTCTAAGCAGTCCAAGCATAACTTTATCAATCGATTTAGCCTCATCGCTTTCAATAAAATCATAAAGTTTAGCCATTTTTGTGTAAAGTTCGCTTCTTTCGTCTAAAAGGCGTACAACGTAGTCTTTCATAATGTTTGGGGTTTATCGCTCTTGAAGGCATTTCTTTGGTCCAACAAACTCCTCTGGTGCATACTTCTCGCATACACCAATCGGGTCTTTCGTGTATGCCGTGAGTTCTGCCATTGCCCGTTCAATGCTATCAAAGGCAAATGACTTGCATCCCACTTTGACAAGGCATCCTCGGTCAAAGAATGTGATTTCAATATCTAAATGCTTCAGTCGATTGATTTGTTCTCTTGTGTATGTCATTGTTTAGGGGTTTGATGCCCCAAAGTTAAACCACAACATACTTCCCTGAGTTACTGACCCGTAACTTGTTAAGGGCCACATACCGCATCGCATCGCAGGCGTGGTTGAACGAGTCAATCGGGACCCCTGTGTTCTTGCCCTCCTTGTCGGTTGCCCAAGTGTAGGACCGCAGTTCCTTAATCAGGTTGGTCGAGTCCTTGGTAACCTGCAATTTAAAGCGTTTCAGGATGTCGATGCCGTTCCTGACCGAATCGGGGCCTTTCTCAGCAGGTTTGATGTTGAACCCCAATCGGTAGATTTCTTCGATGGACTTCGGTTCTGCTGAATCCGCCACGATCTCCCAAGCCCTTGTGATGCCCAGCGACCGCAACTTGTCTGCGATGTCTTGGTTGGTAAGGCCCGTTGAGTAGAGCAGTTCCTGAATCAGCAGGCAGTCCCCTTGGCGGTATATTGCTACGAGTGCGGTTGGGTCGTTGCTGAACCCCCAGTCAAGCCCAAGGGCGACGAATTTCGCACGGCTGACATCGATACCCTCCACCACCTCGAAGTCCTCGTATATCGCACCCTGTAGCGTCCCGACTTGACCGAGGCCATAGACCTTGTACCAGTTCGCCCAATACTCCGAAGTTTCGGCCTTGACCCGTGCTTTCTCGATGAAGTCCCTTGCACTCTTGGGGCAGGCTTCGTTGTCCTTGTAGGTTAGAATGAGGAAGTCCACGTCCTCATCGTGCATCAGTTCGGAGTGAAACCAAAACTCGTTGACCGGGTTCCAGTCAAGAATGACCGACTGCTTGGTTCGTGCTGCCAGTTCCGTGTAAGCGTGGAAGGATAGGTTGTTGGCCTCGTTCATGTAGAGCCTGTCCCTCCTTGCACCCCTCAACTTGGAGTCATCGTCAGCCGAAAAGAACTCGATGTAAGACCCATTAGCGAACTTGTACCTAAAGTCGGTGGCGTTCCATCGGGCAGCATTGAACCGCCCAGTAACGGTCATAATCTTCATGAAGTCCCTCATGGCCCCACGCTTGAGGTGTGGGATGGATTCGGCTACAACGCTCGTTTCCGTGTAAGGGTTCTTGGTGCAATGGTCAATCTCAACGGCAAGGATGGAATACGTCTTGGATGCAGACGAACCGCCTTGTACCCCTTTGACGAACCGCTTTAACTCACGGACCTTATTTACGGCCGTGGTTCGGATGAACTTCTCCTGCTCTTTCAAGGGTCTTTATCTTTTGCAGGTAAACCACCGCATCCATCAGTTCCTCCTGTAAGTGCTGAATCCATTGCATAGGGGTCAGGTCGTTGCGGTCCATGGTCGTGCCGTACTTGGCTTCGCCCTGCTCGGCTCTTGTCCTGAATTGGTCAATGACTCCCTCAACGATAGAATCAGCCATTGTCGGGGAATAGGGGTTGCTCGATGTGGACCGTGTTCTCTTGGCGTTCCACAAGGTTGTTGAGGCGTTGAGTGATGGATGGGTTGTACTGACCAACCATGCCCCCCTCAATTTGGTCTTGACGGATGGTTCGCCTTATACGCGAGCAGATGGCTACATAGTCGTCATATCGCTTGTCCCTGTTTGTAAAATAGGCGCCAAGGTCCTCAATTATATCTGCATCCGCACACCAGTTCTCAAAGCCTTCCAAGGTCAACGGACGCTCCAAGGGTTCCCATTGGGGAATAGCATCCTTGCCGGGGAATACCGTCTTGAGCCTTGGGTTGCTCTTGACCCCTGCCCGGTATGCTTCAAAGTACTCCCACATCTTTTCAGGAGTTTCAATATACTTGCCGTTGCCCTTGCTGGTTCCCATCAGTATTCGATTTTGTCTATGAGTTCGTCAATCTTGTCCACTATCTTCATCTTCACGGCAAACGCATTCGGTGAGTTCGAATCGTCCACCGCTCCGATGCAGTCGCACAGGGTGGTTATCACCATCATGAGCGAGTCCATCCGAGCCTGCACTTGGGCTTCGTCATCCTTCGCCTTCGAGTTCCCCAAGTTCTCGGAGTTTATTTCTTGACCATGAGAGAGCCGACTTACCGCCCCACAGGAGGTAACTGATGTAACCGCAGTCCGATGTATCGTCTGCATTGTCGTAGTAGGTTTCTGCCCGGGACAGGTAGGAGTGCATCCGCTTGATGGTTTCAAGGGAAATTGCTTCCCCGCTGGCTAACTGCTGCGCCCTGACCTTGCCCGTCTGCGTCGCACACTTGTTCCCGTTCCGCTCGTTCAGTTCAATCCCTCGCTTGGCATTGGCCCGAATCTCTTGGCCGTAGTCCGAATAAGACTCGAATTGCTGCCTTTTGTGATTCTCCCACGTTGAGCCGCAAACGGCAAGCCGTTGAGCCGTATCCGGGAACTCCGCATTGGTTTGGTTGTTGCTCATGCAGCGACCGATGAAGCCTTCTCTTGACTCGTTATTGTTCGGGATTGGTAGGGGCATTTAGGGGGTAGGTTATGGTGTTTTGGTTGACTTCGAGGAACAAGTCCGCTTGTAGGTAAATGTATTGGAGGGCCGATTTTACGCAGTCAGCGCACCACCAATTCGTAGGGGGTCGTCCGTGAGCGGTCAGGATGGCTTGCAGTTCACCAACGGCATCGGGTGGCAGTCGCATCGTCAGGGAGGCGATGTACTGGTCCCAATACTTGCGATGCTTTTGGGCAACGATGAACTGGTCGGTTGTCATTTGAAGGTCCATTCTCGGATGATTATTGCGGTGGCAGATGAGGCAAGCCCAAGGATTGGGGCCAAGTACCATTGGCAGGTTGGCAGGGTCAGCAACACCCCAAGCCAAAACCCGAAGCAGGTCATGCACGAAAACGGCTTGCGCTTGGCGAATGGCAAAGCGTAGAACCACGAAGGCAGGACCCGGAACTCCACGACCGCAAGGGTCGCTAAAGCACTAATCAGGATGGGAAAAACCAGTATATCCATTGGCTTCGATTGCGGTTTTGATTTTGGCCTT